GTTGTTGTTCCAGAAGTTGCCATTTAAACTCCTATTTGTCTAACAATATTGTCGCTGCTGTTAAACCTGATATTGCATTTACAGTCATAAAACCTTTAAATAAAATTCCATCTTCTGGAAGATTAAAAGAGAACACATCTCCTGCTGGACAATCTCCAATAAATTGTGTTCCAGTTTCATCTTGTAAAGTTATTGTTCCTGCACCTGCTGTTGCATTAGAAAGAATAATTCCTCTAAGTCTTGTTCTTCCTGCAAACACAGATCCAGTTGCTGTAACTCTTACTGCTTTTACATCACCTTTAGCTGCCATAATTTTCTCCTGTTAAAATTGTGTGGGGCCGAAGCCCCACATTAATTATTTATTATGCTACGACTGCACCATTGTTAGAAACAATGACCCAACCAATTGTACTAGCCCAAACTAAACATACTGTGTCATTAACATCAGCAAAAGCCATGCTAGTTCCATTTGCAAAAGTAGCTGGAGTAACTGTTGCAGTTCCACCGCCGTCAACAACCATAGTAATGATTTTCATTTGACCAACAGTTGTACCATTAGCTAAAGTAACTGCAGCAGCACCAGCAGCTGTAGTTAATTCTGTAACTAAGTTAGTTACATCAGCAGCACCTGCTCCAGATAAAGCTTGAACTCCACCTGTTATAGTTTTGCCATAAGATGCATTAGTTGTAATTGCACCTGTAGTAGCGTTTTTTGTAATTGATTCAAAACCATTTTCCGATCGGACTGGTCCTGAAAAAGTTGTATTTGCCATAATTATATCCTCCTAGTTTCCGAACATAGTCTCTAGGCCGTCGACTATACGCGTCTATGTTCTAATTAATTGTATAGTAAGATAATTTATATAGTAAATTATTGAATAGTGCAAGATATCCCTAAGCAATATAATTGATTTTAGATATTTATAAGTCCTAATTATCCAGCGTAAAGATGAACTTCACCATCTAGTGGATTTGTATGGACTTCTTCTTCCTGTTTCCTGATGATTGATCTAATTACTATTTTGATCTCATCACCTAGAACAGACATTTCTGGCGTTATTTGTCCTTTGTTTTCAAGAAACAACTCATTCCATCTAGATTCGAGTTTCAGTTTCTTGGCGAACAATACCATGTTGTCCTGAGCCATTTGTAACCTCCTCATAGGTTATATAAAAATCATTTACAGTGCTTGAATACTGTAGATCATTTTGTTCCCATTTTATATCAGATTTTCCTAGAAAGTCAATGATAGGTTTATGTAGCTCGTCAACGGTATTTATTTCTCTGTCGCTTTCTAATTCAAACTGTGTTTGAAGATATTTTGTAAATATTTTAACTAAGTATTTATTCATGGTTTTTTCTTTCTACAGTGTAAATGAGGCGGGATTGTGTCCCGCCTCAAATAATTTAATTATTATGCACCTTCAACACCGAAGATACCTCTGAAGTCAGATACACCAAATGAGTATCTTTCTCTAGCTTTGTATCTTACGTTGCCAGTATCGAAATCACCTTCCATAGAAGTTTTGATAGATGCTCTATCAAAGTATTTCATACCATTAGGCACGTCAGTGATAATGTAGTACGCATCTGTATCAGTTAGGAAGTTGTTCACTCTGTAACCTTGAGGAACCATTCCCATAGAAACGATTGCGTTGATATCATTATCAGCAGTTCCAACTCTACCTTGAGACTTCATCAATCTCTCAGCTGTGAATTGAAGTTCAGAAGGAACAATCATTTTTACTCCTCTTGCAGCAATTTTTAGACCTCTTTCGTCTGTCATTGCAGCAATGTCGATCAAACATTGTTCTAATGAAGTTTCATTCAAGTCTGCTTGAGTTGTTAAAGTGTTTTTAACAGTACCTGCGATTGTTGGGTGAGCAGTGTTAAATAAAGAAACACCATCCCCTGAATCGAAAGCATCGTTAGTTGGTAGACCGTTAATCAACGGAGCCACTGCTTTAACTTGTTTTGTGTTCGCCATAGATCTAGCTAATGCTTTAGTATATCTACTAGCAAGTCTGTCATACAAGTTATCTTCAATCGCTTCTTCAGTGATTGAAAACGCTAAAGCTACAGTCTCGTGAGTGTATCTAGCAGTGTAAGTCTCTTGAGCATTGTCAAAAGCCACGCCAGCACCTTCCGATTTAGTCTGTGCTTGAGCAAAACCTGATAACATAACTTCTTCTTCAAACGCTCTGTCTGAAGATTCAGTAGTGTATATCTCAGCATGCTGATTCTCATAACGTTTATATTCCAAGCCGAATAGAGCATTCAAACCTGGTTCTAGTTCTTTAACTAGTTGTCCTCTAGATATCGCCATAGTTCATTACTCCTTATATTCCGGCTGTTTGTTTCAAGAAGTGTTCATTGATTTCAACAACAAAATTTACATTAGCAGAAGCTAAGTCATTGTTGTCTGGATCTTTTGAAACTCCAAGTACTTTTAATTGACCATCTGATGCACTTGCAGTTGAATCATCTAATTCTACTTTTGAAACGTAGTTAGCTGAATCTCCAGCAGTGTATATGATATCGTAATCCATGAAAACATCAGTTTGCGCAGACGCAAGTGTGTTATCAGATTGAATTTCGAATCTTTCATATGGGTCGTCGCTTACGAAAGCAACAATATCCGTAGCGTTAACTTGCGAATAGTGATTTGCCCACGTAGGCTTTTTAGTTGTAGGGTCTGTATAGAATACACCGTTTAGTGAACCTAATAGTACGCTACCTACTGCCGCTACATCTATTGTTCCTGCCGCAGTTGCTTTAACTGGGTCATTGAAATAGATAGTAGAAGTATCGTTAGCTGCAATACTATATTCACTCAAACCGCCATTGTCTCTATTTTGACCTACTTTTCCAATCGGTCTTAGACCGAAAGCGCTATCTTTATTAGCCATAGTAGTTGTCCTCCTTAGACATTAGTTAGTTCAAGTGTACTCTGTTGGTTTTAGAAATTCTGTAATTAGGATTTCTTAGTACCACCAAAAGTTACACGAGTTTGTCTATCAATATTGATAGGCATACTTGGGTGCTGTTCCTTCATAAGATCGTTATCTACTGCCTCAACGTTTTCTTGGGCCTGACGTTTGTAATAGTCAGAGCGTTGTTTTGCAATCTCTTCCGGTACCCTTGCCAGCACAAGGCCACCAACTCCGATCACTCCTGCGTATTTGCCGTCTTCTACTTGAGGATAATCTGAATCTGGATATTCATCAGATCTAACTAATTCATATCCTGATCTTATTCTTCCAGCTACATTTTTTGTATCTTGGAAGCCAAGTGTTTCAGTTCTTATCCATCTATGTACAAAACCTGTTGGCGCAGGTGGTGCATCTAAAGATGATGGTGGAGACCAGACTTTTGGTTTAGAAGTTTTTTCTCTAGTCTGACTCGCACGCGAGGTTCTTTTGTCGTTATCGTTTTCATCTTCCATATGCTTATACCTCCTTCGTGATATTTAATTGTTTCGCATACTCTTCGAGTGGCACACCTAATTTTTTAGCTATTGCTACCTGTGATGGTGTGAGCCTCACAGTTCTGCGACCAGTTTTTGTACTTCTTTTTGCCGAAGCAACAGTTTGTACAGGCTTGGTCGTTTCCTTATTCTCAATTGTAGCAAATTTGTGCGGAAATTCAAGTCTTATTCTCTTATCAATTTCAGAATAATATTCATCACTTGATGGGTCAAAACCTTCTTGTTCCGTCAATTTTTTATGTAAATCAAAAGCAGTATAAGTCATTGCTGCGTCCTGACCAAACCATGTATTCTTAGATGCCCATGATTCAGCTTTAGGATCAGGAGTTCCTTGAGCTACTTCTTGTCTATTTAAATTAATTTCAGGAGTTTTAACTTGCATTTCTCTTTGCTTGTTAAACTCTTCTTGTTCAGCTTTTGCTTCTATAAACTTAGCTTGTTTATAAGCATATTCTGAAATTAAAGATTGAGCTTCTACTTCAGCATTAATATCTCCAGCTTCTCTTGCTGCAGCTAATTTTGCTTTAGCAGATTCTAAACCAGATTTAATTCCATCTTCAGTAGTTTTTAAGAAGCTTGGTTCTATTTTAGAAAGCTTTTGTTCTGCTTTTTCTTTTTCAGTTAAAACTGATTTAGCATAATGTAAAGCTTCCTCTTTTTGTCTCTCAGCTTCTCTCCATTTTTTAGTAAGTTTAGAAATTCTCTTCTGAACACTTTCAGAATATTTTTCTAACTCATCTTCTTTTGTTTCTATTTTTTCTTCTGGTTGTTCAACAACCTCAGTTTTTGTTTCTTCAGCTTGTGCTGTTTCTATTTCTGGTGTTTCGTTTTCAGTAGATTCATTTTCTAATTCTACATCAACTTCAGGACCAGATGTATCGATATCGACAGTTTTATTTTCTTCGTTATCCGGCATAGTTTCCTCCTAGTATTACTATGTTAATATTGATGAAGTATATCTTCGGGATTGTCGATGGTTGCTAAAACTTCATCGTCATTTAGCATTCTAACTTCCCCACCATCTATCTGGATTCTTGATCCAGCATATCTTGCAAAAATTACCCAATCGCCTTTTTTACACCAAGGTCCTTCTGGAAATTTTTCTTTGTCATAACAATGTGGGCCCATGGCAAGAACAAGTCCACAAGTAGAACCGATTTGTTGTCGCTCTATTGTTTCTTGTCCAAGATATAATCCACCTTTAGTTTTTTCCTTCATCTTAAAAGGAAGTACAACTAATCTCCATCCAGTTGGTTTAGGTAATTTATCTGATTCTTTTGTTTTTAAACGCTCATAACCGTCAACTTCTTTTTGATCAATCTCATCGTATTTATCAAGAAGTGCTGGTTTAATCTTTTGGTCCGAATTGGACGACGTTTTCTGGTTGTTCTCTTTCAGTATCATTTTTTTGCTCCTTTGGTTTTAGCAGGGTAGAGATTTCCTGAGATATTCTTAAATAGGCATGTGCCTGTCCCATCATATACTTGTATTTTTCCATATTGTCAATACCACCACCAATCATGTTATCACCAATACTTTGATAGGATTCTTTTAAATATTTTTGTATTTTATTTAATATAATTAATTCTTCATTTAACATCAGCTATTTTACCTTTATTTATACCTTTCTTGATTACGTATTTTTGTGTTCCATTCGCACCTGTTTCTACTTCCTTTTTAAGGTTTCGAAGCAAATCTAATTGTTTATCTTTTAGTTCTTTTTCTTTTAAAAAAGATTCTAATTTTTTTGAGTCTCTCATATATACTAGGTATAGCAACCTCAAATAAGAAGTCAAGTTTACCTAAAATTTTGTACATGAATCTATCTATCATTTACTACCACCAATGTAACCACCAATAACTCCAATTAAACCTGTAACTGACATTTTCATAAGTACGATTATGCTGTCATCTATAGGTCTATCTTCTTTAATAGCTACCCAATAGTCTCCAATAATAATTATACCTAATAAAATTAGAACACCTGTTGTAATTAATAATATAACTATGTCTTTAAAATTTTTAATCATTAGCAATTCCACTTTCTTAATGATTTATTGATTCTTGAATCCGGATCCCTGGCTGTTTTAGCTGAAGTTAATCTTTTCTTCATGCCCTTCATCCTCGCGCAAAAACTCTTTCTTCTGTTGGCAGCTTTAGAACCTTTCTTTAATTTAGATGGTTTAGTAGTTACTGCCATTGATAATTTTGATCCAGGATTAGCTGCTCTATAAGATGCAATGCCTTTACGGTTCAGGCCTCCGGAAGCAGACTTACCTTCTTTACGTTGCCATGCTGGAGATTTACTTCCTCTAGCTAGTTCAACTCTACCACCTTTTGGATAAGGTACATTTGATTCTAATTGATCAAATA